CTACACCTTTGTCTGCATGTGTTGGGAAATGGCAGTCAGCAGTTGCTACCGCCTTCCTCCCAAACGATGATGCTAAATCAAGCAATCCATCATTAATCTCTTTGGGATTCCAAGCCTGTAGTTCAAAGTAAAAATCGTCTTTAAAAATCTTAACAAATCTTTCGGACAATTGTTCTGCCCGCCCATAATCCCCAGCCTCAATTGCTTTTGAGATAGAGCTTCCTCTACAACCAGAGAGTGCAATGATGTCATCATCAACCATATCCTCCAGGAGATCAAAATCAATTCTTGGCTTGTAGTAGAAGTTATCTTGCCAACCAATTTGTGACATTTTAAATAACTTATTAAGACCAGTATTATTTTTTGCAAGAAGAATTAAGTGAAATCTCTCATGCTTACCATCACCGTCATTTTTTACTGAAGGTACAAAGTATGCCTCAACACCAAAAACTGGTCGCACAGCATTCTTTTGACATGCATCTTGAAACCTAAGAACCCCAGCCATCGTTCCGTGATCTGTAATTGCCGCAGCAAACTGACCGTTAGAGCTTGACATTTGTGCGATCTCTTCAGGTGTTGACATTCCGTCTAGTAGCGAGTGTTCGCTATGACAATGCAAGTGGACAAACTCTGTCACTTAAATCTCCAATTCGTAAAGGTTTTCAATACAAGGTAAATCATTCCAGAAAGGTTTATTGTACCATGCTTTTCGGAGATAACAGTTTATACCGTGATCTCTCAAAGAAACAACTTCATGAGGATTATCTTCAACCATAAAAATTGGTTTAATCTCAGAAACAATTTCATGCTTTTTATTTATTTTCGCAAACTTAGGTCTGAGAGTATTAATCCTCCATGCATCAAGCCAGGGCTCTGTCATCCTTACAGAAGCCTCTCTCTTCCTTGCTGTCACAATGTGGACATCAATATCATCCGAAAACCATTTATTAATTTGATACCAAGCATCCTCAAAGGGAATGAGGTTTTTCCAAAATAATTCATCAGAAAACAACTTTAATGCTTCTTCATTTTGTGTATCAGAAATTAACCAGCTACTATAGTCTTCATCAACACCAAAGTTGTAATGAAGATAATTAGATATTCCAGTGTCAATGTCTGCAATCACACCATCAAGGTCAAGAACGATTGACTTACGCTTCACAAAAATCCTTTGTTAAAGGGGAGGGGTTTCCCCCTCCCCAATGAATAACAATCACCAACTATCTTTATTTAGCTCACCAGTTGTCAAGAAAATCTGTTGCTTTTCATATGGAAGAGTCATGTAAACACTTTCCAAATCATGCATTGGCAAATCCTTGATTACCTTTGTTGCTTCAGAAACATTCAAAGGGATAAGGCTATAGTTAGTATCAGAAGCTGAAGATCCAGTTCGTGAATACTTGTACTCACGGTCTGTAATTGTTCCAAACTCCTTAGCATACTCAATCAAAGTAAGACCAACATGGCGCTGGTTGAAGGTAGTGTCAAGAATTCGTGGTTCCCAAACTCCTGGCTCAACTTCAACTGCAATATTGATCAACAGGTGCGGCTTAGGTCTCCAAGCCTTGTCAGATACTGACTGCTCAGTAGCCCAGCAACGATAGTTAAACTTCTCAAATGAAGCGGTAGATGCGACTCTCCACTTCCAGTTGATTGGCGATGTAACTACTGGAACTGAAATACCAGTACCGATTTCCTCATCAAAAAACTTAGCGTCTTCTGTGAGTTCCTGTCTGAAGCGAATCTTAAACGAATCGCCTGATTGAAGAGTAAAGTATTTCTTTACCCCCTTTGCTGTGCCTTGAGTTGGCACAACGGCTTTCTCAAGGTCTTTTAGTGTTTTAAGTGATGTAAATGACATAATGTCTCCTATATGATTATTTGTTTGTTATTGATACTGTCTTGTATTTGCTTTACTGACATTTCTCCTGGATCTTTCAACCCATCAGAAATGCTCGCTGTGTACAGTTCTTTACCACAGCAAGAATTAATTATAGCATCTCGCATCGCATTACCAGCTTCATCATTATCAGAAAAGATAATAATTTTGTCAAAGTATTTCTTCAACATAGAAACTTGCTGTACAGACACCTGTGCTCCGAGCGTTGCTACGACATTTGGGAATCCAGCTTCGTGGACCTTCATCGCATCAACACTTCCTTCTACTATTATAACATCAGGGTGATGCTTGGCATTCTGGATATTAAACAGAACGAGGGCTCTCTTAAAGCCAGTGTTATACAGGTATCGGGGTTCCTGTTCTGACTCTATTGCACGACCAATCAACCCAACTAGCTTATATTGGGGGTTACGGACTGGCACTACAATACGATTCTTGTTTTCAGAAAACCCAATCTCAAAATGCTCAAGAGTATCTAGCGACAGACCCCTTTCAATAAACGGAGTCAGTTTTGATGTTTTGCTACTGTCTTCGTAGTCAATAATTACATTATCAAGACTAAGCTCTTGCTCTGCAACTGGCGGTCTGAGCGCACGATCTAGCTCGTTCTTCAATGCGGTTGGATCTAATACAGTTTGCCGACCATATGACTTACCAGTTATCTGACGATACAGTTTCTTGAAATTACCCTTTTCTCCACAAGATGGATTGAAACACTGCCATAACCCAGTCTTTTTATTCAGATAGAAAGATGGCGTGTTCCTGTTCTTATGGAACGGGCAATAGATAGTAACTTCATTACCAGACTCAGCATGGATTTGAATCCCATACTTACTGAAAAGTTCTTTTACTTCAATCTCTAGATTCATCGTCAAAAATGATTGAGAATGAAAATATTTCGGATTGTTTATCATAGTCCGTAAAAAGTCTTGTCTTCCCTGTGTAGCCATATTTAATTCTCGCTTCGTCTTCCATCCAAGGTCTAAGTTTGGCAATTGTCTCTATGTCTTTTGCAGTTCCTATGAGCATGCCTGGCATTAAATGTCCCATTCTTCTGCCCACTTTCCAGTCTCTAGGTTCCATCTAAGGTAGAAACCAAAGTGATGTGCTCTTCTCACCTTTCGTGAAACAACCTGAAACACATCTGAGGATGGTTCTCTGTGAATTGCAAGAACCAAGTCAGCGTCATAAGCTAACTGCTTACTCCATGCAACTTCCTCAAGCTCTGGTGGTCGCTCTGAGTGACCCTCTGACATAGTTACTGCAGCGACATCTATGATCGGAACATTATTCTTGACCGCCATTCGCTTAAAAGCCTTAGAGAGGTTTTTAGCCTTCTCGGTTTCTGTTTTAGCACCACTAGAGTCGTCAAACAAGCCGTGATAGTCTAGAATAACGAGGTCAGGATGATACTGGTCAATCTTTGCCTGCACCATGTTTTGATCTGCTGTTTCAAGACCTTCTGATGTTACGAGATGGATTGCGTGTTTCCCCTCAAACATCTCTTCTGCCCACTTCTCATACTTATCTACAACCGCAGGGTTTGCTCTCACAAGATCTGTGTTAGTGAAGTTACCTTCTCCGTTATTAAGAAGAGTATCAAGTCGTTGACCTTCCTGCATTTTGTTCATTTCAAGAGAAATAATGAGTGGTCTATAACCAGCTCTCCAGGCGTTTACTGCAAACAATCGTGCAATAAATGATTTACCAACGCCAGTCCAACCAAGCAGAACAACAAAGTCTCCTGGTTGCCAACCGCCAAATGTTTTATCAATAACATTGATACCACTAGGTACTCCCTGAAGCTCGTTGTTATCTCGCAACGATCTCTCCTTGAGGCTTTGCGCTCTGTCTCTCCACTCACCAGCTAAGTCAGTATCTTTAAGACTACTGGAGAACTTGTAGAGTCTTGAAGTCTCTTCCATTAAGTATGACAGCGATTCCTTTGGACCGAGATCCCCAAGAATCGCATGAGCTTTAGAAACAATAGATCTAGTCTGATAGGAGAGTGATTCTCTTCTTGCTTCATCAACATAATATTTGAGTGGTTCAGGTGTAAGAACAAAATCAAAGTCAGCATAGTGATGCTTGATAGTGTCTTTTGATGGAACCTTCTTGTGTTCGTCATAGTGAGAAACAATGAAGTTCCAGATGTCTCTGTTTTCTACAAAGACATTCTCTACACCTTGATTAACGGCTTCTACATAACCATTGCTTTCAACAATTGAGTTAAGCAATCTTGTTTCATAATTCATTCAGAGACCATTCTCTTTCTTGTTTCTTCTACGATGTTCTTAAATTTATCAGCTGACTTATTCTCAAACTTAACCCGATCAACATACGATCTTGACTCAACAGCAAAATCAAATATCAAAAAAGGTCCGCTATTTGATTTGACGAACAATTGTATCGCATCAAAGAGCTCCTGTCTCTTGTAGAAATCAGCAATTGCATCCGCAACAGATTCTTGTCTTGGAGAATCTGGGATAAATAACTTATTTGATTTTTTGCAAGATTCCTTGAAGAAGTTTATTAGTTCTTGACCAGTTGCTTCCATTTATTTTCTTCGCCTCCTTCCATGTAAGAATTAGGAAATCATACTCTGATATGCCAGCATTTACACCGACATATGGATTATTTTGCCATGCATTTAAAAAACATTCTTTTTTAACTTTGCATAATGAACAACCTTGCTTGGCATATTTTATGTCATCAATGTCATAAGATAGCCAAGCAACTGATCGTTCATCTTTTGCACAGACAGCTTTTTTTACCCAATCACTTTGGGCTTTCATTGTCTAGCTCTTGCAACTTAGCTTCAATCTGAGCATCAATTGACTCCCAAACCTTAGCCCAAGCTGCTGGGTCATCAGCGTCAGATGCCTGAACTCTTGCTCCAGCATCTAGTCTGAGCGACTCATAGTTACCAAGATTCTTGGTAATTCCGAGCGAAGCCCAAATTTCTGTTGTCTTTTCTTTTGATGTAGTCATGTGTTCCTCACTTGTGAAGTTTTACTTTTTGTTCCAATAATTTTATTGTATTACCAACCCTACTGCTTGATTGAACAATAGGGCGACCTTGTGTTCTTTGATTGAAAAATTCAATCATTTCATAGACTTCGCTCTCATCATAGTATCTCCAGTTTGAATATCCACTATATTCATCCCCAAATTTACTTGCTGATGGGATTAGGTTTTTTCTTTCATACTTTCTAAGAGTATCGGGTCTACGCTCAACAATCTTAGCTACTTCCCCAACAGTATACAATCTAATAATCAATATTTCAGACTGTTCATATGGAATGTCAATAATATCTTTAGTATTCAACTGCTCAAGATAAATCTTGTTTTTACCCTTGGATATTTTTTTAATCTTTACAATATTCCCAGCGTATTTATAAAATTTATTTGCTATTGGCTTCTTTGAGATCATGTCTCGCCTCTACTGTCTTGAATCCAAGGTATGATAAAATTTTATTTAACTTTTTGACCTCAACATCAATAGATACAGAGCACCTAATGCAGGTAAGGTCAATATAGTTTTTTTGAAATGCATAATACTGCTGACCAGTAAACATTCTTCCAGTGCAATTCCTGCAATAGATACCAGTTGCTTTAGTCATGTTAGTCCAGCCAACAATTATATTCTGCTGTTACAATACCCTTTCCTGGATGTACGAACATCAGCGCCTGTGAAGGTCTACCGACAGCTGCAAGGCTTTCTGCAGCATATGTATTTGTAGACTCAGGACTTCCTGAGATTCTTACCTGAACAGTATTGAATGTCATCTTTGTTGGAGTATGGAAGTGTCCTAGATAGATATCATCAAACGCTTCTTCAACCGCACCAATCTTCCATCCGTATGCTTTCTTCTGGAAAGAGTAAAAGGTAGATAGGCTTCCGAACTGATCGCCATGACATAGCAAGCTCTTGTAGTTACCAATCTTGTCAACGGCATACCAATGTCGCTCTCCACGACCATCAGGAATCCTGAACTCAATTCTCTTTTCTTTTTCAAACATCAATTGCGTGATGCGATAAAGCATTCTGTCACCATTCGTTTCAGGATCATGGTCTCTTCTTGCCCGACCACCGATTGAACCGTGATTACCAATCACTCCAACAAATGTTACTTTTTCAAAGTTCTCAAGAAGAATATTGATAAAGTTTTTCATAATTCTTGGACCATCAACAGTAATTTGTCTATACAAACCACCATCAATTAAGAATGACTGACCTGGAAAAATCAGCTCCCCCTCAATAATGTCACCAAGAGCCCAGATTCTAATTTCTTTCACAGGGTGATCTTTTCTTTGAATTTCGGTGAGCTGAACAATCTTTTCAGCAAACTTATAAATTCTCTCTTCACACACCTGTGAGTTATAGTCTGGAGTAATCTTGGCAAGCTGCCAGTCAGCAATGATTGCTACTGCAACTTCCTCATCCTTCGTTGTTCTGTCAAACTTTGGTTTTGGCACTGGAACATACTTAACGGACTCAACATCTTCTTTAACAGCTCTATACAGAGCACCCGCTAAATCGTCACTCTTTGTCTTAACCTTGTTGTACTCTGACAGCAGTTTATTGTAAGAAAGCCTCAACTCACTTTCCGTTACTGGAACTTGCCCAGTCTCTGGGTCAGGTAGTGTTTCAAACAGCCCATTTTCCCTTCTATATTTACAAAGACCATTGACATCAATGGTCTTCCTGCATGACTTATCGCCATACTTAGCGTTAGCTGTCTTTGGCTCAAATTGAATATCACAGCCTTCTGTTGCACAAACTTTCATAAGGACTCCTTTGGTTCTCGTCAATCATATCATAAGGATATTCAAGAAGTTGCTATGGAAGTCTTTTTTTTATTGCAATTATTTTTGAAGCATTTTTCTTTTTTGTATGAGGTTTATTTTTGTTAGCATTGTCCCTCATTTTCTTCCGATTCTCATCTGACATCTTATTACCCTCTTTATGAAGGGCGCTATGTTCTTGCGATGAACACAAAAATAAATTATCTAACCTGTTATCAGTTTTAATCTCGTTAATATGATGAACAGTTTCCCAGGCTTGAAGATATCTGCCTAGATATCTTTCAATAACAAGGCGATGCTCATAAGTATACCCACGAATATTTTTAGGATGATCTGGCTTTAAAACCCGAACATAACCTTTATCATCAATGTATTTACCACCGCTATAATTAGGACTATCTTCACCAGATGCAAACTTCGCAGACCAATCTATGTCCGTTCTCTGCGATGCGAGCTTTGGTTTAGCCAATTATGCCGCTCCACCTACATCTTCAACATACATCTGAAGGGGTTGCACAGTTGCTGACGCTGGCACATAGTAAGCTGGGGCATTTGTTGCGCTTGCACCCTGAATACGATTGATAGCTGCAAAGAAAACTTCATTGCTAAATCCAGATATATTGCTTTGAAGAACAACTGAATGAGATCCTGCTCCAAACCGAGAGTCATAAGAATTATTTCTTAATGCAATATTTGATATAGTAGCATTTGCTCCAAGCGTAGAGACATCAATATAAGCAAAAGGTGGTGGAGTGAATCTAGCTGAGTAAATCATTGTATTAGCGGAACCATGAGTTCCAGTATGAAGACTTAATATATATGTGCAGTCCTCAGCACCTTTTGTATCAACAACAAATCCAGTAAAGTTAAGAGTTACTCTATAAAATCTATTTGCAGATATAGTAACACGATTGTCTCCACCGCCAGTTCCTGACTCATCTGATAGGTTGATAATCTCGTGAGTGTTTGCAAAGTCTGTGTATGAAGCAGTATTACTTGTTACAGTTTTAAGCTTTTTAACACCTTCAGGGCTATCAGTTGTAGCCTCTTTGACCTGCTGGATGTTTGTAGACATCTGCTGAAGTCTGTCTCCAGTAATTGGGGTTCCATCAGTCCATGAAACTTGTGAATAGTTCTCGTAAGCCATTTATCTATTATACCTCATTATTGTCTTTTGAAGGTATTTTCAATAAAAGTGTCCAGTAGATCAATGATATCTATATCATTTGACACTAACTTAGTTTCAAATACTCTCCAGAACGATTCAGCATGCTTTGTCGCTAAAGTTGTATTAGACGGTCTATATTGAGACATATTGTTATAAATATATGTAGTTAATTCATCTTTATTCATTTATACCTCATTTTCCAATTCTTTTACACGATTGTTTAGATCCTGAACCGCCTGTATTAAATAAGGAACTAGTCCAAGATAATTAACTGAAAGGAAAGCTTCTTCATCATACGGGTTTGCCGAAACCACCAAATCAGGCAGAATTTCATTAAGCTCCTGCGCTATTAAACCAAGTCTTCTTGGGTATAAATGCAGATTTTCTTCATCTAATAAATCTACTGGGTTAAAAGACACGACTCTTAATGAATCATATAATTTATTAAGCCAAGTATCTTCTGCATCTAAAATATACGACTTTGATCTTACATCCGATACTGTTCCAAGAACAGTTGATACGACATTATCAACTGTGCCTCGTATATCTGGGTTATTCCAAACAAGCCCCATGTAATTAGCAGTACCTGGACCAGTTGTACATCCAGGATATGTGATGCCGATACCACCAATGAGACCAGTGCTCATTCCAGCTTCACCAGTTGTATAGATACTATCATATGATAGCACTGAAAAATTAACGCCGCTAACGAAAGAAATCAAAGATGGAGAAATTCTTGCAAGCTGACTACCATCGGTTATCCTGAAAACATACGCAGAATCTGTTTGGAAATTGATATCAGTGTCTATACCGCCAAACTCTGCATGTAACTGCGCTTCGGAATTCAAGATAATTTGTGTTCCAGCGCCAGTACCAGCAATCACTGCTCCGTACCCAGCTTCTTGGTACAAACTAATATTCCCACTGTCGGCTGAGATTGTGTCGGTGCTTATTGACCAACCAGCAATGCTTCCAGATGTTGCATTTATTGTTCCAGAAATATCCGCATTAGTTGCTGTGATATCTCCACTAGCAGATACATTAAAGTTTGCGCTAGATATTGTCCCATCAGACAAGATATCAATTCCTGGGGTTGATACAGCGGTTGCTGTCACTCCACCAAGTATTGTTACATTTGCTCCAAGAGTAATTCCCTCGCCAACATTTCTATAAATACCAGTATTCCCACCAAGAGCAAAAGCGCCATTTGAATACCAATAATCGTTAGCACCAACAAAGAGGTTTCCTCTGAATTGTCCATTTGTAAACACAGCATCTCCTGAGCTTGTAATAGCCCAGCCAGTAGTTCCCGCATTACTAAACGCAAAAGTATTTGCATTATATGTGCCATTAAAATTGTTACTGGCGATGATGGTGTTTACAAGAACAAAGTTAGCTGTAAGCTCATTTGAAGTAATTGTGTTCGCAGCAATTTCATTTGCGGTCAATGCATTTGCCGCAATTGAATTAGCCTCAATTGATCTTGAAATAATATGAGCAGATCCGTTCACAATTCCAGGCTGAAGGACAAGACCAGCTGGCTCAATTAGTGATGAGTTGACAGTCTCTACAACAAAGTTTTTAAAGCTATCGTAATTACGAGACTGTGTTGACCTTCTATCTGGATCCCCAAGCAAACCCCATGAGAAATCAAACAAAGAATACTGAGTGGTATCAATTAGGCTTGAATTATTCCCATCATGAGAGTGCCCACCACGACCAGGGAAGAAGTATATCGTATTCTCACTAGGCATTATGAAACCTTCCTTAACACCAGATTTTGAGATACATTATCCCCAATGGTTGTATTATGAGAAATAACCCAATAATCAGTGTTTGTAATATCCAAAGCACTCAGATTTGTTACTCTAATTCTATCACCCAATTGGATTTTTGGCATTGCTGTTACATCAAGATTAATGATTGGAACAGGTATTTGTGTTTTTTCAATAATAAAATCAGCAAGTTTTTTAGCATGAACTGAATCCGTAATAAACGGGCTTTGAATTGTTACATCCTTAACACCGTACTTCTTAATACTGTCAGCCAAAGAAGCTGACTGTTCCTTAACCTGAACATTCTGCTCACTCATCATCACCGCTGTTCCGCTCAATACAGTTGCGTATGGATACTTTGTTAAAGGGTCAGTTCCTTGTAGAAATACGAGCCCGCCAACTTCAGAATCCTCACTTGCAGATAGAATCATCTCAGCACCGTATGGATATGGTAAATACTTTGTGATTTCAACCTTCTTTGGGTTTTCAAACAAAATCGCACTGATGAATGGTGCTTTTATGTTATAGGCTGGAGCCTTGTCAAACTTAATATCATAGTAGCGAGACTCACGAACCTTATCATCAGCAACATGAGCGGCAGCAGTTGTTTGATACTGCGCTCTCTCTAAGCCGTTAAATGATGTAGCTGTTTTTGAAATATATTTAATAATCTCACTATTTATCTTGATATACCCAGTATCTGCATAAACAGGATCCAGCGTTGTTGATACATATGCAACATTTGCATTTGATGCCAGATTGGAAGTCAGCTTTGTTGTAGCCAAGCTTGAACCATCTGGTGCTATCCATAAAGACTGAACAGCGTTTGTAGATGTCTGAATTGATGAGATAGGTATAACAACCTTATTACATTGAAGCGAAACATTATAATTGCTATTTGTAATATTAGTTGAGTCACTAAAATATGACTGAACATTTGCATGCTGATCAATTGATGGTTCAAAGAACCTATAGAAGTGTTCATATTTAGCTTTATCATTTTCATCTATATAAATACGACCCATATCCGCAAATGTAATGTCATTCATAATTTCACGAATTGATGTTTCATTGCCGTACAAAAATGCAAACTGAGTAAGCGGTTGCATTGCAGACTCAATGTATCTATCCTTGATATTCTCAGAAGTGAGTGCTTTGTCATACACTGCAAACTCATCTACATAGAAGCTTCTGATAGTGGGCGGCGTAACCTCTACTCCAGACGCAAAGCTTGCTCCTCTACCCCCAATTGTGGTATCTTTTGATGCCCAACTTACTGGAGTTCCCTCTATCACCTCAGTGTCTTGCAAAACACCATTTACATAATACTTTAAATCCGAGCCATCATACACACTCACTATGTGATATGAAGATGAGTTAGAAAGTGCTGTATTTGACGATACTGTTTCTGTTACAACGGCGCTATTAGCTAATACCGTTTTTAATCTAAATCCATGAGAAACGGAGTTGTTAAAAAACTCAAAACCAGATGTCGCAATTGAATTACTCCAATTACTTATGTACTCTCCATCACCTAAAATTGATTCATAAGGGTTTGCTGCCCCTGTGATCGTTATTGTTCCAGCCATCGCAGCGTGATGTTGGCAAGCGTAATACAAGGTGCTTGGGGCATTAGCAGGAACTTGAAATGTGATAGTTCCAACTGCAGATCCATTGTTTATAATTCCTGAAGCTACAACATTTGCTGCATTATAAGCACCAGCTGATGTTTGAATCCAAAATGGATGACCAGTTGCATTGACCTGAAGTGTGTAGAGCCCCCCACGAACCATGGAAATTGTTGCATTAGAAACTCCGTTTATTAAATAGCTAGATGCACCGCTATTCGTAACAGTAATCGGGGCTGGGGCAGCACCTACATTCTGAGCATGGAACTTCCCAAAAAATTCCATTGTCCATTCATTTTTTGTTGACAAATCATTCGTTGCCGTATATGGAATTCTAATATACGCATTGTTTTCAAGTAGTACCGACTTATCCGTTTGGTCTGATACTAGACCAGTCGGTTGACTTAGCTTTGGATTGTTAATGTATACGCCATTGTTTCTGTGATTGTATGAATCCGCAGTTGACCATGTAGATGAGGAGTTCTTGCTTCCAATCGCATCCAATGGAACAATCGTGCAACATTCTGCTGCTGATACAATTGCATCCGAACCGCCGCTCAGCGCTTTGTATAGCGATATGCTAAATGATGCTGATCCAGAATTATTAAACGAGTGAAAGAACTCTATTCTTATTTTTCTTGGAACACCAGCTGATAGATTCACCATGCTTGATTCATACCTAGTTGAGCTAGTGGTTGTCTGGTATTTATCAAGGATTAGAATATCATCAAGATATAATCTAACACCGCCATATGAAATAAAAACAATTAATTTCTGTAGACCAGAGTCGGTGGGGATGTAGTAACCATCAAACACCCCATTGAAATACTCGGAATATACAGCCGAATCATTACCCGTAAAAGAATAATTTGATATGTCTAGAGCACTAGTATTTGATGTTGATATACTCTTTGACAGTAATGTTAGTGTTGGGGATACAAAGCTTTTTTCTCCCAAGGCTTTATCCATTGGTGATAGTTCTTTATCAATAGCATCAGCAACAATGTCTTTAACTGACTGGATATTTTTTTGATTCGTTGGCATTCCCCAAAAACGAGCCCTCAATCCAGTTGATGGAATAATGCTATTTCCACTTCTATCAATTGTTTGTTCGTTGAACGAATACAGAGACACAGCCTCACGATCTTTTGCACCCTGTTTATAAGTATTTAACTTTTTAATATCAGCGCTTGGAAAATTTGCTCTCATCAAAAGATTCTTTACAGCATCACCAACATAGGCGTTCTGTAAAAAGAAACCATAATTAATTGACCTTTCAGAAAGAAATTTGCTCCAGTCCTGGAGATTTGCACCAACAGTCATATCAGTTCCGACTGTCCATTCATCTACATAAAAAGTACCGTTCTTTACATATTCATAAATATCAAACGATATTGTCGCACCGACAGTATGTGATTTAGCGATAGTATCTCCGTAACCTCTTTCTAACACCGTCACAACACTTGAAGAATCAACTGATGAGCACAAGATTACTTCCTCGGATTGTGTCCCCTTATCAATAACCACAGTAAAGTAATTACCAGCACCGCCAGACGGAAGGGATGATTTATCAAGCACAGAAAATGTTGAAGATGAGTTTGAAATATTTGCCTGGAGTTGTGTTGTTAATACAGAGCTATTTAGGTAATCACTACTAGGTTTCTTAATTCTCCACCCAGTGTATATTTCAACCTCAAGGTCTTTAGCCATGTATTTACCATATGTAGATGCACTATTAAAAATATTAAACAGTTTTCCAGTATTATCAAGTTTTAAATCAACTGATGCAGTTTCAGAACCACCGATTGGCAAGCTAGTTGAGTGTATATCCCTTGTTCTATTTACTGAATATGACATTACATATTCACTGATATCTTCCTCGTAAATAGGAACAATTTCCTGAATCCTAGCATAGTCTCCTGGATTTTTAGTTGTATACACAGTAACTTTTATTTTTGAAATGTTATTTGTAGACAATGCCTCTGAGAGAATGTGATCTCTATAGTAACCATCATCAGGGATAGTACCAGTCTCATTAAGAATGAGATTCAATGACCCGTCATATGCTTGCAGTAGGTATGTAGAGATTTGTCCATAAAACTCCGATGTAATTATACGAATCTTATTTACTTTTCTTGTTGTGAATGTAGCTTGTATATATGGACTTGTAACAAAACCATACCCGTCATATGTAGCATGAGTATTTGAATTACTTACACTATTAGACCACCATCCAAACTCTAAACTACTACCCATCTGGGTATTAGATAGATCATTTGTTGTTAACGAAGGCATTGCATACCAAGAACCATCCGCCCTTATCACATCGCCATCAGCATCCAGGGCTCCAGCAACAGCCCATGTAAATGACTGTCTCCTAATGCCATTAAAGGCTTCTGATGCAGGGAAGAAAAATCCTCTTGAAGGATACGAATTAACAGCTGGCGCATCATTTGTTGTTACAACAAGATTGTCTAAGTGACGACTGTCCAGCCATTTAATAATAACCTTAGGCTTAATTTTCTGAGCTGGTGCTACTATAGCTGAATTAAATGAATTAGATAGATCTTTACCGTATAGTCCAGATGTTAACATTTATACCTCTTCCAGCGTCATTGCGCAGCTAAAATAGTATACATCATCTACAAGATCTCTTCTAATTAAGTTCTCAGAGAAGTTTGAAATAAATACAGTGATTTGCTCCTCTGTGTATGGAGTTACCCCGTCTTCATCTTGATTTATAATTGTAAGCGTATGAGTATCAGCATCCATTGATAATGACTTTATATAATTTCTTCCCTCTTTATAATCTACTGTTCTATCACTATAATTAGGGATAAAACTCCAATTTATATTAAATGTCCTCTTCGCCGCACTACCAGCAGCATTGTTCTTGTAATAACGAGATGAATCTCCTGACCAATTTGTGTTCTCAATGTATAACGGAGCAACGGATGAATCAAGTGTGC